GTGTTTGCTGCTGGGAAGTACGGTGGGAAGAACGGCGGGAAGTGTGGTGGGAAGAACGGAGGGAAGAACGGTGGGAAGTGTGGAGGGAAGAACGGAGGAAAGAACGGTGGGAAGTGTGGAGGGAAGAACGGTGGGAAGAACGGTGGGAAGTGTGGTGGGAAGAACGGCGGGAAGAACGGTGGGAAGTGTGGTGGGAAGAACGGCGGGAAGAACGGTGGGAAGTGTGGAGGGAAGAACGGTGGGAAGAACGGCGGGAAGTATGGTGGCGTAAAGGTAAATACTTTATATGTATACTGAACAACCGATCCTCTTGGAATAACTGAACCAGAAGCTGTGCCCTGTGCAGACACAATATCATTATCAGAAAGAACTGTTCCTGGTGTAGTCTGCTCTAAATAAGTTAAACTTATATTACTTAAATCTATTCGTGCTTGAGTTTTATTAATACCTATAATATTAGGTACTGATACTTTTCTTACACCAGTCTTAATCCCATAAAATCTAGTTACCATTTTAGGCGCTCAAATCGCCCATTACAACCCAAGAATTAGTACCTCGTTTTAAAAGTGTTGCTGAAGACCATCTGGCTCTTAATTTTAATCCAGGTGTTGAATCTGGGGTAAATCCGCTGCCAGCAATTAAAACTTGACTATCCGATGTTTGCAAAACGTCTATTGTTGTTCCAGTTGCAAAGCTTGAGCTATCTAGTATTGTTAAAGTTCCACCACCGCTCATTTCAATTAATTTAAATGCATCTCCAACTACAATTTGATAAGATCCAGATTGAGGGTTTGTTAAAACTGTCCGATTTAATTTAGAATCTAATGCTGTTTGCGTTGCTGTTGAAATTGGCTTTTCTGTATCTGATGTGTTGTCAACATTACCAAGGCCAACCATAGATTTTGTAATACCGCCAACTGTACCAGTAAATGTTGGTGAGGCAATTGAAGCATATGTTGTTGCTGCTGTAGCAGATGATAACTTAGCATCAAGTGCAGTTTGAGTAGCAGTTGATATTGGCTTTGCTGAATCTGCTGTGTTGTCAACTGATGCGAGGCCAACCATAGATTTTGTAATTCCTGAAACTGTGCCTGTAAATGTTGGTGAAGCAATTGGAGCCTTTGTTCCAACTAAAGTTGTAAGTGTTGTAGATGCAGCTTCATCTGCCTGTAACGCTGCAGCTAGCTCTCCTAAAGTATCTAGAGTTGCTGGTGCTGAATTTACAATTGCTGCAACTTTTGCATCGGCATAAGCATTTACTGAAGCTGGTATAACTGAATCTAGTAATTTCCCAGAAGAATTCAAGCCAGCAAATCCGCTGGCTTGATTTCTATCATTTTCTAAAACATAATCACCTAAAGTATTATTTAAAGATGTCGATAATGAGTCTGTGTAAGCATTAGCAGACACTAAAGCTGCGTTGGCTTTGGTTGTTGCATCTGTGGCTGCTGTAGCAATGGCTGCGTTGGCTTTGGTTGTTGCATCTGTGGCTGCTGTAGCAATGGCTGCGTTGGCTTTAGTTGTTGCATCTGTGGCTGCAGCTGTGATGGCTGCTGCTTGCGCTGCTGAAGACTTTGTGGTGGCGTCTGTAGCTGCAGCTGTGATGGCTGAGGCGGAAGAACCCAAAGATTCATAAGCAGATGCAGTTGCTAAAAGTGCACGGGAATCAGTAAAATATTTATTAGTTCCCTCTGTTACTGTTGAAGTTGTTAGTCCAGATAAAGAAGATTGTATTGCAATATTCCTATTTATTATTTCTGATGATATTGCTGTATTTATAGCAGTTGATCTGGTTGATGCTTCTGTAGAAACTTTATTATCTGTATATGCATTGGCAGCTAAGGATGCAGCAGAGATTGATGCTGAGGATGCTGCTATAGATTCTGATTTTGCTATATCGGCTTTTCCTGTTGCATCTGTTGCTGCGGAAGCAATGGCTTCTGATTTTGCAGTTGCTATTGCAGTATTTCTATTTGTAGTTTCAGACAAAATTGAAGATGATATTAATGAAGATACTGCATCTATTGCTCTTTGGTTTGTAAAATATTTATTTGATCCTTCTGTTATAGAAGATGTAGTTAATGCTGCTAATGCTGCAGATAGCTCTGCATCCATTGATATAGAATCTGGCAATTGAGATGTAGGAATTTTCCCTGTAGGACCTAGTGTAGCTAGTCCGTTTGCTTCTCCTGCTTTAAATGCATATGATGTAGTTGCATTCCATCTTGATCCATTACCAATTTTAAACTTTAGTGTGTCTGTCTCTACTCCAATTTCTCCTGGTAAAAGAATTGGGTTATTTGTTGTCCAGTTTGCTGTTGTATCTCTTCTCAGCTGAATTCTGATTGCCATTATGCTCCTCCGCCATCTATTGGAGTATCATTTCCAGTATCTCCAGAGCTTCCGCCATCCCATGATATATCTGAAGAATAAATTGTATTTCCAGATGGATCTCCGCCATCAAACAAAGTTAACTGCTGTGCTGATGGGAGAGAAACATTGTCCGCTGGGGCTCCGCCAAAAACTGCATCAATTATTGGAAGTGTCAATTGAACTCCATTTCCAGAAAAATCTTTAAATGTTATTGGGTCATTAATATCAATAGTGTGTACATCTCCGTCATATGTGTGCGTGTGCAAATAGAAAGGAGTTGGGTCGTCGCTTTTAGCAATGTTAACCCATGTGATGCCATTATGAATTTTTAAGGCTTTCTCAGTTGTATTAAAAAACACATCACCAGCCGACCCTAATGGGTCGGCGGTGAGTGTAGTTAAATTAAGTAAAGACTTAAATTTTCTTGACATTTTATCCTACGATAACAACTCTGTATTCACCAGCTGTTGGGGCCGATGCAAATTTTACAGTAACTACTGAATCTGATGTATGTTGTACGTCAGCCTCTATTTGATTATAATCTGCAGTAGTTTCAAATATCTGTACTGTAAGATCTTTTGTTCCTAGGTTATGTGTTACTGTATATGATGTTGCTGCACCATCGCCAATTGTTGTTGCATACTTTCTTGCAATATTGTGGTAGTTTCCGCCAACTTGACCAATTTGCCAAACATCAGATGTCTCGTTCCAAAGAATTTCAGCATCTGCTTCATTTCCACGCTCTACAAGAAGTCCAGCATCTGCTACAGGAGTTCCTGTTGCATTACTGTTAAGCTTTACCTTATTATCTTCAATGTTAATCTGTGTGGTATTTACAGAGTTAACTGTTCCTATTACATTAAGGTTTCCACCTACTTGTAAGTTTCCAGTAATTTCAACATTGTCTGGCAAACCAATTGTTACTGCTGCCGACTCTCCACTATTTGGAGAAACAGTAATTTCATTAGCTGTTCCAACAATTGTTGCTACATAGTCTCCAGTTGTATCAGTTCCAAGTGCTACTGAATTCGGCTGAACTGTTGTTGTGATTGTTACGTCACCAAGATTTGTCATTGTTGCAGAACCAGTTACATCTCCTGAAAGAGTAATTACTGGGTCTTTGTTAAGAGATACAGCTCCTGCTGTAACTGTAAAATCTGTGGAGCTAAATGAAGCAACACCTTTATTTGTATAGGTCGCATCTTCTGCAGATACTGTAATTGTATTATTTGTTACTGCTACATCAATTCCTTCTCCGCCAGATACAGTTAATGTATCTGAAAGTAGATTTACTGTATCTGTTCCAGTATCTCCAGCAATTGAAAGGTTTGTGGCTACATCTGACTCGCTTGCAGCAGTTAGTCTACCCTGTGCATCAACTGTAAACGATGGAATCTTTGTTGTTGATCCATATGAACCAGCTGTTACTGCTGTGTCATTTAATTTTAGTGTTGTTGTTCCTGCTGGGTCGTTGTAAGTTGCAGTAAGTGCTGTGCCTGCTAGTACGGACGAACCAATGACATCTTGAATTACTTCAGTAGAACCAGAAGCTGGTGTCCACTCTGTTCCATTATAGAAAAATAGAACGTTTGAAACGTTGTTGTAGTAAATTTGACCTGAGACTGGATTTGATGGTGCTGATCCCAGGTTTTGAATTCTTGCATTTAACAGCTCATTCTTATTAAGGTCTAAGCTGACCGCATATTTTCTTGCCATTTCTTCTTCTCCCTTTTAAGACAGATGTGCTGTCCCTGAAAATGGTTGAGCCATTGTCAGTGTAATTTGATTTATATTGTTGTAATCTATACCAGTTTCTAGTATATCTCCTGCGCTTGTTTTTACTGTTACGTTGGGATAAAAACCCAAATTGTGCAATATTATAACGCTATATGTATTTGCAATAGGTCCAGTAACTTGTGAAAGTTCCCATGAATATCTAAATGAATAGTCCGTAGGTGGGTTATTTAAAATATAGTTTTGTGCACCTACCCAAGTCTCATCACTTGGTTTTGGTCCATAAAATCTTGTTGTAACAACATCATAAAAAAAATCACCAGTTAGTCCAAGGTTATTGGAAGGTGATCCAGAACCATTTAAAATAGTTCGTCCTCTTGGACCTTGTGGGCCAGGAGTTGATATTGTTACTTTATTTAATGTTTCTTTAACTACTACGGATTCAGCCATTATATAGTCACCGATCTATTGAGAGTCATAAAACCCTCTAGGAGTTTTATTTTGTTCCCGTTAGAATCGACAACCATAATGTCATATGACGATTTTGGATAAAAGAGTTTGTTTGTTTGAGTTGGTGTTAATTTAATAGTTAATTTACCATTTGGTCCATCAATTACAATTCCACCAGATGGAGAAGTTAAAGTTACTGCTAACTTAGCTCCACCTTTTGTATCACGTATCTGCATTTTTGCAGATGCGCCAGTAAGATCAATTGCATTGTTACTTGAATCTTTATATTCTGTAATAAAGGTAAAAGTTGCGTTTTGATCTACTTCAAAGTTCTTTTGTCCTGCCATTTGCCATAGTCTCCTAAATAGGAATACTCCTGTACTAATTTTAGCACAGGAGTATTTCTAATTGACTACTTATTAAGCCTTGTTTGTGAACCCAAAACTCTTATCGTTAGGGTTTAACGCTTTTAGGATAACGGGTGCAACTGCTGCTACTCCGCCAAGCAAAAGGTCTTTAGGATTTGTATTTCCAGTCATGTAAAGAGCAAGTGCTGCTGATAGGAATGCTCTTCCGTAGCTTGATAGTGCTGATAGGATTTGTTCCTGCATTGTTACCTTTCCATCTTTGTTTAAATCTGCTTTTGCAAATTTAGCCATATTGTCATCTCCTCGTGGGCGGGTTGCCCAGGAATTTTCGGTTTACCCGAATACTATAATTTTACCACTATGCTGAGATATCCACAAGTTCGCAGTTTCCATCAGAGCTACACGCAAGCGTAGCATTTGTAGATGTGCCGTCTTCTGTTTCATAGAAAGAAAGATCTTCCCATCGTATATTTTTTGGCATCTTGGCAAGAAGCTCTTCGTAATCTCCTTTAGTTACCTCTTGGTAGGGTGCTTGCTTGTAAGAATGGTCTGAATGGGGGAGGAAAGAAATTCCAGACACTTCATCAAAGTGCTTATATACCCATGCGCCAACTTCCATCCACTCTTCTTCTTTTACTGAAACTGTAATTGATGGCTTATGTTCACACCATGCACGTTGATAAACTAACCAAGTATTTAGATGATCTATGGCTGTTAAATCATTTCTAATAATTGCACCTTCTGGTGCTTTTACTGGAAATGAAAAAACGTATGTGTCATTTGGCTTCATGACATCATCTTCTACTGGAATACCAACCTCTTTTAGAAATACAGAAATTGGATCTCCTTTTGATCCTCTAACTGTGCGAATATAGTATGGTGAATGCCAAGGGTGCATTCCTGAAGATACTCCTACGAGCTGTGAGACTGTTCCAGAGGGCTTAACACATGTAATTGATGCAGATGGAGTAATTCCAATATTTTTTGCTTCAATTGCATTTGTCTCCCTTGCCTTTGTCCTCATTCTTTGAAGTATGTGCTCTAGTCTAAGCATGTTGTCTTTATTAATAATGTCTTCATCATATACTAATCCTCCGCCTTCTGTTAATTCAAAAGAACCAGCAGATCTAGCTTTGCCAGCAAATAGCTTGTTGCCAAACTGACCAGTTAAAGAAACTCCAAGAAGTCTTTCTTCTTCAGTATTTTCTCTCCAGATATCACGAATATAATCAAAGTTTGTTAAAGTAGATTGCCATGTTCCAAGAATTGTGGCTAACTTAACTTTGTGAGTTACTGACTCTTCATCATCATTCTCACGTATAACAACCTCAGATAGATTGCAAAACTGATACGGTCTTAAAATAATTTCAGAACAAGGATTTGTTCCATAGTGAATATTTGGGTCTCTGCCATATTTAGCCGCTTGAGCTTGTGCTGCTGCAACATTGTATATGCCTCGTTCTCCAGATTTTGAATCATATAAAGATTTCCATTCTGCAATAAATTGCTCCATATCTGGTTTACGTGAGTATGCAACAGAGTTATTTGACAATGCTCTTTGAGTATTAGATTCCCACCAATTTCCAGCTTTTGCGTGTGCCATTTCAATATCATTAATGTTTGAAAGAGAAATCATGGCTGACCTGCGAACTCCTCCAACAACAACAACTTCTCCAATTTTACACATTATGTCATGAGCTTCAATTGGCTTAAGGGCTCTGCCCGCTGCGCTTTTAAATTTTGAAATTGTAAAATCAAAAAGATTGACTAATGGTTGTGGGCCTGAAGATCTGCCGCCCATTGTTTTTAAACGAGCACCAGCTGGTCTTACATTAGTAACATCTATGGATGGAATCTTTCCGTCCCAAAGATTTTCTAGCAATGTTCTATAAGCAGTTGCCCATCCTTGCTTTGAGTCTTCAACAATTATTACATCGTTAGTTTTTTCAAATTCTAGTGGGACTGGTGGCAATTGGTTAATGTACTTATATTCAACTGAAAATCCTACACCTGTTCCACACATAAGAACATACATCGTTTCATCAAATGAGCGGGGAGAATCAACTGGTAAGAAAGCACAGTTATACCCTGCAACATTATCTCGTTCTAACGCTGATCCAGATGTCATTAAAGCTCTCATAGACGGCATAACGTTTCTATTATATACAGCATCCTTTAGATTAGATACAAGTATTTCATCTGGAACATAGTTAAAGTTTTTATTTAAATTATTTAACATAAAATTAAAATATCTATCTACAGTTTCTTTCCATGTTTCTCGCCTATTGTCTTCTTCTACCCATCTTGCATATCTTGATAAAGCAATAAAGTTTTCATATGGGTTTTCAATTGTATTTGCAGATACGCTTGTATCTATAAGTTGTAGTGGTTTTTCAGTAAAATAAGACATATACGACCTTTTCTCCGCCTTGCGGTTTTAATTTTTAGATGAAGTCCTAGTGTATCAAACTTTTATTTAGTGGTCTAGAGGTTAAAAATATTTTTGTAAATCTCACATTATGATATTTAATTATAGTCAACTAGCTTGACAATGTCTATAAATCAATGTTATGATTATAGTTCGTTATCTCTAGAGGAGGAAATGCCAATGGAGAATATAAAACAGCAGTTTAGCGATTTAGTTCGTGACTGGACAGTAATTATAGTGACAACACTATTTTTATTTTCTGGAAGCCCAGCTAATGCACTTACTGTAGAACCTTTAGTGAAAACTGAAGCCCAATTAAAGCAAGAAGTTTTAGATAGTTTTAGTAAACAAGTTTACAAGCCATCTGAAATGCTTACAGATCAAGAGTTGGTAAAATTACTTACGACTGTAGGATTCGAAGGGGTAGGCCTTAAAAAAGCTTGGTCCATAGCAAAGCGTGAATCTAATGGAAGACCGCTTGCATATAACGGGAATAGGAATACAGGAGATAGTTCTTATGGACTATTTCAAATAAACATGATCGGAAATCTTGGTCCTGCGAGACTTGAGAAATTTGACCTAAAGAGTAACAAGGAGTTATTCGACCCAGTAACAAACGCAGAGATAACGTACTACATGACTAATGGCGGCAGTGATTGGTCAGCTTGGAAGGGTTTAACCCCAAGAGCTAAGGAATTTTATTTAAAATTTCCGACAAAGTAAAGGAGATGGGATGAAGGTACAGTATGTATCAGCCTACATCTCCATGTCAGAAGAAGGGTTGGTTGAAAAGCTTTTATGCCCAGTAGACCAATCCATTCTTTTTTCAAACCAAAACCTTTCAGACGAGATATACTTATATTGCTTAGAATGTGATTACACTAAAAATATCGGAATTTCTACATATGAAGAAATAGTTAAGGCGGTTAAAAGAAATGCAAAAATGTGATTCAGTTTCCTGTACATGTGGTACAGAATCAAAGCCTATGCAGATAACAGACAGTATGGGGAGAGAAATTTTTTGGGAAGATTTGGGAAGGCCAAATGAGTGACGAGCAAGTAAATTTAGAAGATAACCTACCCATGGTTAATTATATTATGTTACACCGAATATATGATGTGCTTACGTTAATTGCAAATAACTTGGCGGGTAGTGAAAGTACAGAAAAAATGGTAGAATATCATAAAC